CTTCGGTGCACACACCATAGGTGACCCATGCAGGGTTGTTGGTCCAGGCCGACTTCATCGAGCCGTCCCACGTCCCGGTGTAGGTACGCTGGATCGGGTCGTAGTTGCTCGGCACCATCCAGCGCCGTGCCCTGCACCGCACAGTCACTGCCGGAATGTTGGAGAATTGCTCGGCGTCGAACTCGATGTAGAGCAGCGCGGTGTTCGGGTACCGCAGCTTGGCATCGATCACCTCGGTGATGCCGGCAATCAGCATGGTGTCAGCGATCTTGTTGCTGTTCTGGTTCGGCGTGAGGCGGCGGACGCGGACTTGCCACCCCGTGGTGGCGTCTGGCAGATCAATGCGCCGGGAGCGCTCGTAGCGCGTGGTGGTCTTGCCGTCGACGGCGTCGGGGTATACCTGCTGGTACGCTCCGCCGTCGGTGGCCAGGTCGATCGCATAATCAATCCGGTAGCCGACGATGTTTCCCTCATCATCTTGTCGCTGCAGCGCTGGCCAGGCGAAGCGAATGCGCACGGCCGAGAGCTGAGTGTTGGTGATGGATCGCACCCACGGCGCATCGCTGCGCAACTCGACGTTCAGTGAGGTCTCGTTTTCGACCGCAGGAATGCCGGGGATGTAGGTCTGATCAACCGAGCCCGGGCGCCAGTCCCATTTCACGTTTGGGAAGTTGACGTTGCCACTGGCGTCACGGATCGGGGTGTTGTCCAGGTAGATGTCGTAATCGGTCGGGACTTCGTCGAATTCGCCCTCGCCCACGGCGATCAGCAGCTTGGCCAGGTTGGTCGAGCGGAGGCTGTCGCTGGCCTCGGTGGGCGACTTCGGCTTGCTTTCGCCGCCCTTCGCCCCGTGGATTTCGATCATCTGTGCTGCGCCCATGCTTTCCTCCAGGCGAAAAAAAACCGCCTCATGGGCGGCCTGCTTGCTGCGTGCGGATTACGCTTTGTCTTCGGCGTAGATCGATGCGGAAATGATCATGCCGCCCCAGCGACGATCACCAATACAGATTGGGACCGGGTTGCCGCTGGCTGTGGTGTTCTTGGCGCTGCCAAAAGCGTAGGACGGGGCATTCTCGGGGGAGGCGCTTTGAGAAAGCCCCTTGGCTTGCGGGCTGAGCATTTGCACAACACCACCAACAGATAGACCAACACCCGCAGAAAAAAGAGCGGGGCCAGCAGGACCAGCAAAGAAAGACGCAGCAATTAGGACGGCGCCGATTACTGTCTGGAGAATGCCGGCCCGCTTGCTGCCAGAGATAACTGGGACAATACGAATCTCTTGCGCGCCCCCAAGTAGAAAATCTTTCTCGGTTACATTCTTCGAATTACGGAAGATAGCGAAGCGCATACCGCGTCGTTCCAGGTCTTTAATTGCCTGCTCGAAACCGTCGATCGTGCATTTCAAGGCCTTGAACGCTTCTGCAACAGACTTGCTTCCAAGCTCTCTGTGATGTGTCCGACCGAAAAGTCTAACCAGTGGACCGGATAGCAAAATGGTTGTCATTGAATGAATCTTGTTCGCAACCGCTGCCACTGGAATTCTCCTGACGAAAAAAAACCGCCGATTGGCGGTTCTGATTAAATTATTCGGCTCATAAGCATTCTCTGACAGCTGCTTCAAGCGCGCTACGGCCCCACATTTTCGACCATGGAGCTCTCTGAAAAAGGGTTACCTTACTGCCTGAGCCAGTGCTGACGATCTCAAGGACCTCATCAGTCATCATTTCGGAAGCTACAACAAGTCGATAACCGTTCTCGGTCTCAGACATGGTCGATGTCGAACGCTCTTCCTGCCAGCGCGGGAAAACGCAAAGTGCATATTTTTTAGCCGGCTTACTGGTTGATGCGCTTATTGTTGGGTCGTTTTTTTTCACGTCACCAGGCGACGAGCAACCAGCCAACAGCACTACCGACAACACTCCTAAGATCAGTTTCATCCAGGTCACTCCTGTGGGAAATGGCCCACGATATCACTGAGCGTCCTTGTGACGCAGCACCAGGCGCGTTCGCTCCAGCCACGGCCCCCCGAAGACGATGATCTCTGATGGCCGTCCGTACAGGTGGTGCAGCAGAAACGGGCCAGGGCCAAACGTCGCAGCATCCTCGCCGGGCAGCGCCGGATCAGCTCCGAGGAATATCCCGGCATGGTTCGGGTAAACCGTCCGCCCCACCTCCATCACGATCATGTCCCCGCGCCGAGGCTGGTCAACCCGGTAAAAGCCGGCGGCCTCATAATTCGCCTCGTAAAGGCTGGTGTTGTCTTTGCTCTCCCACCAGCCGTCGGCGCGCTTGAAGGCATCGAACTCCAACCCCCACTCCCGCTTGTACCAGTCAGCACAGACCTGCCAGCAATCCCAGGCGCCGTGCACGAATGGACGTTTCAGCAACGAAACATCACCTGTGGGCATGACCGTGCGCAGATCTCCCTCCGGCCAGCTGAGAATGTGCCAGGGCAACTCGGTCGCCTCGCACATGGCTAGGTCACGTGGTGACGGCCGGCTGGTGGCATCTGGATGCGAATGAACGATGCCGATCACTTCGCCGATGTCTTCAGCCGCGGCGTACTGCTCCGGGTCGATCCGGAACTCCTCGTTCGGCTCGCTGGCAATGTTTCGGCAGGGGTAATACTGCTGCTTGCGACCTATGCCCAGCAGCAGCCCGCAGCACTCTTTCGGATACTCGACTGCTGCGTGCGCCTGGATCGCACTCAAGATGTGCTTGCGCATGGTCAACTCCGGGCGATCAGGGAAACTGCAGGGAAGCCGCCGAACGGCAGCGGATTGCCGACGCCGAAACGCGGTTCGCATCCGCGACCCAAGGTGGCGTCACACTCGTCGAGCTCAGGGTTGTCGGTGGGCACGCCGTCTTTCGTGACGTAGCCACCGGTGTAGCCGCAATTCGGCCCTCGGTACCCGCCGGTGAGGCACCAGTGGCACAGTGTCGTGGCCTGACGGCCGACAGATTCGCCGCCCACATCGCCCGGGCTGGCGAGCTCCCAACTGACCGTCTCCCCGTCCTCGTTCGTCTTTTGGTCGATATACCAGACCTCGATCGTTTCTTGGGTTGGGTCTGCCGTCGGGTTGCCGGCCGGGAAATTCGCCGCGTCCAGGTAACTGCCCAGCGTGTGGCGCATGGTCAGCTTGAACTCGAGCAGATCGGCGAATGCCAAGCAGAGCGCGGTGATGCGGCCGTTGACGTTGCCGACCGACAGCGTTGGCCGCACCGCCGTGCCGTCGCCGTTCGCCTCAATACCATCGATCTGCATGGGCCAGGCGCTGTACTCGTTCCCCTGCCAATAAATAGCCTTCGCCGGCAGTTGATCGGCATCGACACCAGCGGCGATCAACTCGGCGGGCGTATGCGGTATTGAATGCCCGTGGAAGCGCAATACATCCGCCCCGTAGTCCGTGCCGTCCAATTCAAAGAGCAGCACTTCGCTGCCAGGCTCAAGCACCTGGATATCACTGATCAGCGGCATGGATGCCCCTTATGGAAGAAACGACTGTGTGAACGTGGTGGCCAACGTGAATACGCCGGCACCATTGGGGGTGATAGTGGGAGCAGTCGCCCGGAAGAAAGAAAGCTGCCCAAGCGGTGGTGTCCAGAAGAACGACTTATGCCCAGCATGACGATCAAGGAATGCCTTGATCTGAACCGCAACAGCCTCTTTCACAACGAAGGTCAGCGGCCAAGAGTCGACCAGATTATTCGGGCCATCCCCCACCACCTGCTCGTAACCGTTTCCGAATTTAGAGCTTCGATTCCGGTACTCCGGTGCGCTGGTGGGAGAAATCAGTGGGCACCAGGTGAAAGTCTCAACGGCCATTGACGAGCCTCCAGATTGATCCGCCGGGCTGGCTTTCTTTTGCGATCTCCTGTTGGGCACCACGGCGCGCAACGTCTGCATAGGCCTGGCCGAGCGCTTGAGAATCCTGCGGCGTTGCGCCATATTCAGCGCCTTGAATCGCGAACGACTGCTGAATAACCACGCCTGGGGCCGACGGTGCGCCGCCAGACCCACCAGAAGAGCCGACGAAACCGCCATCGGCATAGCCTTTGCCGTTTTTGTTGAGCTGTTCGAGATAGCGCCGCATCCCAGGCTGTTGGACCACTTCCTTTCGGATCACCACTTCCCCACCGTGGACAACACCTTTTGGCTCAAACTTGCCACCGTCCCCGGTGTACCCGCCGTCCGAGAATCCATAAGCGCCACTGTAGCCGGCAGCCGTACTCCCCGCGGATGCCGCAGCACCTCCGCCCCCACCGAACGCTGAGCCGATCGCACTGCCTGCGACACTGGCGAACACGTTCGACGCTGCCGACTGCAAGGCCATCTTGGCGATCATCTTGGCGAAGCTGGTCGCGACGTCCTTGAAGGTCATATCAGCGCCGAAGGCCCACTCGACAGCCGCGTCAGTGAGCCCGTCATAAAGGGAGCTGAACGCCTGCCGTGTTTGGGTCGTCAGGTCGCGGGCATTGTCGACGTAGTCGTTGAAAGCATCAGATGCGCCATCGACCCAGCTTTTTTGCGCCTCGTCCTGACGGTTGTAATAGTCCTGCTGCAGCACCATCCGCTCTGCCAAGGCCTCCCTGAGCAAGCCGGTTTCCTTGTCGTATAGCTCTTTGGTGATGTCGCCAGCGTTCATCTGCTTTTGCAGTTCCGCCATCTGCTGGTTGTAATCTTGCTGAATGGTGAGATCCTCGCGCAGCCGATCGCGAGCCTTGTCGCCCATGCCGGCGCCGGCCAGTTCCATGTCGAAGCCGGAACGAGTGGTGTCGTTGGTAGACTTCAGCGTCGCCGCGAAGGCAGCGGCTTTCGCCTCTTCCTCGTTCGCAACCTTCAGGCTTTGCAAGGCGTCGATCTCGGCAGCCAGGCCCTGCAACCGTTTCTGCTGGTCAACATTGAGCCCGGCCAGTTTGCCTGACGCCAATTCGAAACGAAGTTTGTCCGTCTCGGTGGCCTTCTTCTGCGCCTCGCCGCTGGTGTTGATCAGTGCGATCTGCCGCTGGTAATCAGTAGCCGCATCGTCGCCCCGTTTCGCCAGCGCCTTCGCTTCAGATTCCGCTGCCTTCGAAGCCTGCAAGGCCTCGGCGGCGTATTTTTTCTGAGCGTCGAACGCAGCCTCACTGGCATCCAGTGTTTTGGCTTTGGCGATCAGCAGGTCACCTTCGCCTTGCTTTAGGCCCGTAACCAGGCCCGCACCAATTCGGGCGGCAAGCTTGTCAGCGTTGGTCTTCTTGCCGGACAACAGAATCTGTTCGTCGAGGCTTTTCGCGAGCTCCTTGAACGCTTTCGATTGCTCGACGGAAACTGGTGACTCGATGATGCCGTTGAGAACCTTGATCTGATTACCGTAGGCCTCAACCTTTTGACGCGCCCCATCCAGTTCGGCCTGTGCAGAAATCAGGGCCTCGTTCCACTCCTGCTGACGGGAGTCGTCTGGGTGGTCACGAAGCAGGCGCTGGTATTGCGACACCGAGCTTTCCGCATCGATCGCGAGAAGCTGGGCGTCCATCAAATCCTTGTTGATGTCCTGCAGTGCGCCCGCGGCCTGGTTCTTCGTGAAGCCGTCGAACGACTGATTAAGTAGATCGACTTTCTGGCCAAGCGACGTCGCTGTTTCCTCGGCATCGTCCCCGCTCATCGCGAAGTAAGCCAGAGCACTGGCGGCAAGCAGCGCAACCCCTACAGGTCCACCCAGCAGCGCCATGGCAGCAGATGCGCCACGCGCCGCAACGCCGACACTCACAAGGCCGGCGGCAGTTGCGGGAGCCACACCCGCCATTCGAGCCAAGGCAAGCTGGTAGCGCACCGCTTCGACCTGAGCCATTGCGAAGGCGGCGCCGCTGGCCACCGCCCCAGCAGCAAGGCGAGTGGCCAAGACGACTGCCAGCGCTGTAGCCGCCTGAGCGGTAAGGCCCAGTGCGGTGCGTGCTGCGGGGGAACCGAGAGCAGTATTCACCGCTTCAATGGCTGAGCGCGCCCCGTCGAGACCACCCTCGCCAGTTAAAAGCCCGGCGATTGTGTTGCGCAACGCATCCAGCGACCCGCCGAACGTGTCGCGCGCAGCGGCGGCCGCGCCGCCGTACGATTCTTCCAGGGCTTTGAGGATGATTCCCTGAGCGCCGGCAATGTCGCCGGTCGACTCCATGGCCTCGGCAAGTTTCTTCTGATCCTCGGTAAACCTGAAGCCTTGCTTGCTCAAAGCGCCGAGACCATCGGTTGGCACGTCCAGTGCCCGGCCAATCGTCTCAGCAGCCTGAACAACGGACGTTCCGGTTCGTGCCGCCATGTCAGACGCGGACTTCAATGCACGCGTGAACTGATCGCCAACGATCCCGGTGAATGCAAGAAGCGCGGTCTGAGCCTGGTTGATGTCGCCGCCGGAAAAGGTTGTCGCCTTCTCCATGGCGTCGGCCATGTCGTTCAGTTGATCACGACTGAATCCGGCAGCCTCGCCGGTGGACTTGAGCACGGCAGCCAACTGCGCCTGTTCTTTTTCTGCGTCACGAGTTTCCGTGATGAAACTGGTAAGCACGGCGCCAGCTGAGAAACCGGCTACGGCGCCGGCGATCACCTCGCCCAGTGCGCTCCATGCCAGGGAGGCGATGTTGGCCGATTCGGCAATGCCTTTGCCGGACTTGCGTGCAGACGCCTCGGCCTTATCGAGCGGACCAGTGAAACCACCGATGCGCGCGATCAGATCGAGCGTCAGCGTGCCCAGTGAATTGGCCATTTATAACTCCAAGTGCACCACCCGTTCGGACTCACGGAAGGAATTCGATCAACCCCAGGTCTTCATCGCCTCCTCCAGTGTTACTGGACGCTCTGATTCATGCGGCATGAAGTCAACAACGGTGTATCCACCATGCTGGGTGTGGGTGTTGGCATAGAGGCTGGCCAGCATTGCCGTGCCATATTCGATTCTCATACCGAAGTTGAGCGAGCCGCGCTTGGCGCGGTACCGCGCCCAACTCCGGAACTCAGTGAGGCTTACTCGCTCTTGAGCTTCCGCGATCGTGGCGCCGATCGAGATCGCGATTTCGTGCCAGAGCTCGTCGGTGTCGGTGAGCTCTTCGTCTTTCCCATCTGCGTTACCTCGCCAATGGCCGAGAGTAACGCCTTGGAAAGTTCGCTGTTCAGCTCCCCTCGCTCTGGATCTGCCTCACCCGTGATGTCGCCCACGGTGAAAACCGGAACGCCAGCCTCGTCGCAGATACACGCAGCAATGCGGCCCGCCGCCCCGTCCTGCTTGCCGAACGACGAAAGCACGTCGCTAACAGCAGACCGATAACCGAGAGGACGAACGAAGACCGTCGCTTTGAACTCGGTACCGCTCTGTTTCCAGACAATTTCCTTTTGCACGGGGCGGCCAGTGAATGCGCCGTTCTCCATCAGTGTTTTTATACTCAGCTGCATGGCGGCGCCTTAAACGTTCGTGGTTTTGCGAATCCAGGCGGAACCGCCCGAACGCTGAATGGTTGCGGCCGTGGTGACCACGGTGTTCGCGGAGAAATCGAACGGGAAGTCGGAGACATAACCGTCGAATACGTACCAGGTACGGGTACTCGGCAGAATGAAGTCGTCACTTTCAGCTAGCTCGGCGGTGGCTGTAGCGCCGGTACCGGCACCGCCAGTGAGGGCAACCGTTGGGGTCGAGGTGTAGCCCGAGCCAGGGTTGGTGATGTTGAACCCAGTGACTGAACCACCGCTGATGGTCGCGGTTGCTGTTGCGCCGGTACCGCCGCCACCGGTGATCGCCACGGTCGGTGCGGTCGTGTAGCCAGTCCCGCCAGCCGTGAGGCTGATTTCTGCCAGAGAGCCAGCGGCGGCAACAGACGGCTCGATGCCGGTACCGTCGGACCAACCCACTGCCCAGTGAATGTTTTCGATGCTGTCGTCTTCGGACAGCTGATGCAGGCGCACGTGAGACGCGTTGCGTGGGTCAGCGTTCAGTGTCAACGACGCTTGACCAGGGGTGCGCAGGCCGCGCATGTAAGTGCGCACCTTGCCACTGAGGCAAGTCGTTTCGATCTGGTCGGCAGGGTTGCCGCCCGGGCTGAACGCTGTAGCGCATTCGATCTCGAGGATTTCAAACACTGCCGGGTTCGCAGCAGATGGCACGAGCGCATAAATCTGGGTTCCTTGGGAAAGGATCGACATGGCGTTCTCCAAATGTCGGGCATAAAAAAACCCGCATGAGGCGGGCCGGGATTGGTGTTTTGCTATCTGGGTACAAGCCAGTCGATGTCGAAGCTCAACCGGTAAAGCTTTGTCGCACTGTCTTTCGTTTCGCCGCCCCAGCGGGTGACATTGGCTTTCAGTTCAACGGCATGAGTGATTGCCTGGCTCACAGCCCTGGCATCACTCGCCGTGGCGCCATACACATCGACTTGAAGCGTGTACCCGTCAATATCCGGACGGCCTGACAGGTAATTATCTGGCGAGCCGGTCAGCAGCTGCCACACCGCATATGGTTTGACGACGCCTTCTGGCGCCTCACCGAACGGGTAAAGGCGAGTCGGCTGGATGCCCAGAACAGCGGTGACAGCCGTATCTGCAGCACATACCGCAAAAATTGGCGCGGTATTCATCAAGTCAGTCCTCGAGCTTTTTGCGCACGGCGAATCGCTCGGTCAATGGCTTTCTCGTACTGACTCAAGAACTCGTCCGTCACTGCGCTAATGTTGTCGGCCAGGGCGGTTCGCATGAACGGCTGAGCGCGGATCCGCTCTGTCCCGAACTCCAGCAGCCGCCAGTGCGGTGTCGGAGAGTTTTCAGCTTTGTTACCGCCATCCTTCAGCACTGCACCGTGCAGGACGCCGATGCGAAACGCCAGGTCGCCCGTGGTTCTGAATCGGCGGCCATTCCAACGAACGGCGATGTTCTGCGCGATAGACCTGCCGGTATCCTTGTCATCGAGGCGCGCGGCACCCTCCCGACCTTTTTCCGCTACGAGCTGCGCTGCCCTGCGAAGTGCTGATCGACCGCCCTTGCGCTTGACGTCATAGGTGATTGACTCAAGTTTGCCAATGAGCGAATCGATACCGATCAAGCTGAACTCAATGCTTTCAGCCATCGTTCACCCCCTTCGCCACCAGAATGGTGAGGTACTCCAGCCCCGACACGGGATCGGGCATCGGTTGACCCTGGATCTCGTACACGTCACCACGGTGGATGATGCGCATGGTGGGCAGCACGCCGGCGCGGTACCGGATCACGACTCGCCCCGAGGCCTCGGACTGTCCGGCCTGCGCCGCGATCAGATCGCGGGCGCTGAGCGGCGAAACCTCCGCAGGAACCTTCTCCCAGACTATTTCCCAGCCGGGGAGCATCTCTCCTGACTCTGGGTCCTGAACCATTCCAGGCTTCTGGAACGTGATCCGGTGTCGTAGACGGCCGGCGCGCATTAAACACCCATCCCGACGCGGTATGGCGTCAGCAAAGCCTTCGAGCCTTGGGGCAACTCTGTGGCAATGGTGCCGGTTACAACCTCTTCACGGTTGGCGAACAGGTGACCCAGCTTCAGCAGGCATGCAGCCTCGATTGCCTTGTTGATCAACATGCCGCGGGCGTTCCGGGTGGACTCAGCCAATTCTTCGGAAAACACAAACTCGGCATCAGCCATCGCCTGGCAGCGTTCCTCGTGGTCTTCGATAGCCGCAGCGACAGCCATAGCGGCATCGTATGCAGCACGCGCCTGGTTTCGTGCGACGGGGGCGGCAAGACGAGCCGAATCAAGAGCGGCCTGATCGACAAAGAACGCGCGGTTCAAGTAGGCAGCAGCCGCTGTCTCCGCACCATCCAACTGCGACTGCACCAGGTCCTGGTCTTCAGGCTCCGCGAGCAGGTGTTTCATGGCCAGTTCAATGCCGATCACGCTCATGTTTAGCCAGCCTTTTTCTTGGTGGTTGCCTTGGTCGCTGCGAGCGCACTACTGGACGTGAGCGACTTGGCGCTGGACTCGGTTTCAGTCAGGTCGACCGCCGCTGCATCCTTGCTGGCATCCACTTCCGCATAGCCCTTATGCAGCAGCTCACGACCATGCTGTTCACCGGTCTCGAACGAGGTGCCTTCAATCAGAGTCTTGCCACCAAGGTAAAGCGGCTTCAGGGTCTTCAGTTTCATGGGGCCTCCAGAGGGCCGCCGTTCAGACGGCCCATCCACATCAAGGAGTTGGGTTGGCGAAGGTGCCGTAGATGAAGGCTTCCGGGCGCTTGACCGCCAGCGCGAGACGCTCTTCGCAGCGGATCGAGATCATGTTCTTCTCGAAGTCATCGGCGTTCTCGGTGGAGATCACCACGTTGGCGTCCTCGCGGTCGAAGATCTGGGCGCCGGTCTGAAACGCACCGGTCAGGAACTTGCCGAGGAACGCGGCGAGCTCTGTGGCAACAACCGGCAGTCCCCACAGCGTCGGCCCAGCCAGACTCAGCGGATTGCCGATGATGTAGCGACCCAAGGTGTCTTTGGTCAGCTCGATCTTGGCCCAGTCGGTGAAGTGCAGAACGTGACCACTGGCCGGCAGGCGAGCGAGCTGAGACTGAAGCATCGCAAGCCGTAACTGGTCGATCCAGGTCATCGCGTCCGGTTCGAAAGCCGGGTCGTACACACTCGCTTTCGGTACGAGGCCATGCAGGTGCACACCGGTACCGTCACCGAACAGGATTTCCGACTCTTCGGCGTACTTCAGGCCGTAGCGCATTTCAGCGTCGATGGTGGACTGCAGCTGGGAGAAATCGTCCAGGATCTGTTTCGAAGCCTTGAACATGTGCGCGATGGTGGTCACTGGCGTGATCTTGGTATCGAACGCAATGTCGCTGTAAGGCTTGGTGGTGTTTTCCGCTACTACGCGAGCGGCGTTGGTGAAGCCGGTCTGCTGCACCCAGAAGATTGCGGGAGAAGTAGTGCGGCCAGGCGCGATCAGATCACGGATAAACAGACGCTGCTTCGGCATAACGTCGATGCCTGGGAGCCGCTGTGGCTCGACAACACCCTCGGCAACTCCGGTGCTCAAGAGCGCAGCGTTCACCGGCACGCTGACACGGCGATTGCCCTGGATGCTTTTGGCGAACTCGGCCAAAGCTTCGCTTTTTATGACGGTACCACCCAGCGTTTCACGGGTAGCCGCAGCAGCCTGAGTAGGGATTCGAGCGAATTCCTGCTCCAGTTCGCCGAGTTGCGCTTTCAGCTGCTTTTCAGCCTCGGTCAAGGTGTTGAACTTCAGGGCCATCTCGTCAACGGCCGCTTTGGTTTCTGCGGACAGGGCCCCGGCTTTCTTGGCTTCGCCCAGTGCGGACTCGGCTTTTGCACTGAATTCGCTGGAAGCTTTTTCCAGATCGGCGCTAATTTTCGCAAGCAGTTGTGCTTGATCGGACATGGTGTGATTCCTTTATTTGGTCGCGGCTGCCGAGAAACGAGCGAGTGCCCGTTCCAGTTCGGCTATTGGTTCGGCCAGGGTGGCCATGGTGTCGGCAGCGTCTTGCGTACCGTGCCCGGTAGCGCAGGGCGTACCGGATTTGATTTCTTGGATAAGTGAGCGGCGCTCGCCGCGAGGCATCCCCTGCTTTGCGAGCAACAGGTCGAGCTTTCTTGCAGCGACCAGGCTTGCTTGAGCCTTGCCCTCCTTGATGGAATCGGACTCTAGCAGCGAATCGGCGAAGCCTTGCTCTACCGCGGCCGACCCGCCAATCCAGGTTTCGGCATCCATCAGGGCTTGCATTGCCTTCAGTTCGCCGCCGGTGCGGGCTGCGTAAATATCGCCCATGGCCGCATCGAACGGCTCCATCATGTCGGCCACTTCGCGAAACTGATGGCGGTTGCCGGCGGCGATGGTCCAACCGTTATGGATCATCAGGAAGCCAGACCGGGCCACTTGCAGTTCATCGGCAGCCATGGCGATGATGGAGGCCGCAGAGGCCGCCAGGCCCAGGACCTTCACGGTCACGTGTCCCTTGTACTCCCGAAGTATGTTGTAGATCGCCAGCCCCTCGAACATGTCGCCACCAGGGGAATTCATATTCACCGTTACATCAGCGCCGTTCATACTGCGCAAGGCGGCCGAGATCCGCTTGGCGGTGACGCCCTCGCCCGACCACGGGTCGAATCCAATGGCGTCCAGCATGGAGATAGTGTTCTTGTCGTCGCCGTCGGCGGCCTGGATGGTCGAGTTCCAGCGCTCCATTGCCTGAGGCATCAGATCGAAGGAGACGCCCGCGCAGGGGCGACCCGCCGGCGCTGCCGGAAGGCTACGAATTGTCATGGGTCAGTCTCCAGAGCTGCCGGGGGATCGGCCTTTATCGGTTGGGTTGAGCCAGTCGGACAGCACGGCCCTGACACGCTCGCCGCTATCCGCACCCTGGCCGAGCTGCTCGATCGGCAACAGGTTTGATTGCACGGTGTACACGTCGCCGCCTGGGATTGGCGGCAGATTCTCCAGCCGCCGCACCTCGTTGCGACTCATCCAGCCATTCTGGAGGCAGATGTTGTAATAGCTCGCCCGACCCTGGCTGTCAGCCCGGAGAAGCCCCTCGACGGCGAACTCTGCAAAATAGCGGTCATCGCGATCCAGCAGACAGCGGCCAATTTCTTGCTCAATGTTTTCCAGCAGCGGCCGCAGGCAGTTTGTGAGGAACTGCAGATTCTGCCCCTCGACGCTTGATGCCCAACTGCTCTGTTTGTCCATGTGGCCAACCATGAAGGGTGGCACCCTGAACCAGCGGCAAACCTCTTCGATCCCGTAAGAGCGCGACTCCAGCATCTGCGCCGCTTCAGGGTTCATGGTGATGCCCTGATATTTGAGGCCAGCCTCGGCAACCATGATCTTGCCGGCGTTCTTGGACCCCATGAAGGCTTGCAGGCTGGCTCTGAGCTGCTCGCGCTGTTCGGGTTTGAGTGCGGTATCACTACTCAATATCCCCGAGGCCTGCATGCCTTGCGCGAACACTTTGGCCGCCGCCTCTTCTGCTGAGATGGCGGCGCCCAGAATTTCTTTGCCAGTGGACACTGGCAGCATTCCGCAGACACCATCCAAACCGAAACCACGGATGTGCATCAGGTCCGATTCGGGGATAACCCTAGGCTTGCCGTCCAGCGTGTATTTGTATTCCAGGCGGCCAGTGTCCAGTCTTTTTATGGTCATCAGCTGGGGCAGCAGCGGATTCAGCGCGACAATTCGATTGCCGACACGCTTCTTCTCCACGAACGCATTGCCACGCAGGCAGATGCTCGCTACCACCATCAGCATGAATCGACCCGGCGTCATTTCCGCATTGGGCCGTTTCGTGAGGATGTCGTAGAGCGGATGACTGGTAGCGGCCACTCGACCGCCGTCAGCGCCACGCTCGTACACTCGCAGAGGCAAAGTCGATACCGTCTCCGACAGCAACCGCACGCATGACCACACAGCCGATAGCTGCAGTGCCTTGTCGACCGTGACAACCTGGCCGCTTGCGGAAGTCCCGAACCACTCTTGCCAGAACGCCTTATCGTTCAGGCCTACGGGCACGCCGAGCCAGCTCTGCAGGGCCGACCTGACCCGCCCAGGCTTCTTTTCGCGCGCCATTAAATTCCTACCATGATTGGGTTTTCGTAGAAGCCGCTGGTATCGGGCTCGCCGGCGTTTGCCAGCACCCGACCTATGGCCATAATCAGCGCGACAGCGCCGTCGATCTTGTTGTCGTCGCCCTGCTTGATCGGACGCACTACGTCGTCGTTGCCTGGCAGGTACTTGCCGATCACGTTGCCGATACACCAGGTCATGATCGGATTGCCGTCATGGTGGAACCGACCCGCAGTGATAGCGGCCTCCAGTTCCTTCATGGCGTCCGACATGTTCGTGTAGTTCTGCGTGATGGTGATCGGGTTAAAACCCTCGTCGTCAAGATCGTGGCTCAACCCCGTGGCACCGTGAGGATCGATAGGAGATTCCCGCAGCGGCGCGTGGCGGTTGGCCTCTTTCGTGTCTTCGAGGATCTCGCGGTAATCGATCTCAGCGCCATCGGTAACGTCCAGGTGTTGGGAGTTGATCCATGCCTGGAATCGCTCCGACATGCGCTTATTGTCAGTGTTGTAGGCCGTATCGTATGGAACCCAAAATTTAGGGCCAACGCTGTAATAGTGGGTCTTGCCGTCGATCACGCGCCAGAAGAGGCGCGACCGGGAGTTCATGTCGAGCTTGCGAGCCAGGTCGAAGCCAGCATTCCATTCCTGCCCTGCGAACTGCTCCAGGGTGAGCGTCGTATCTTCGCAATCGCGCCAGCTTTCCATGTTGAAGAAACCGGACTTGGCGCTGACCCACAGATTCAGGTGTTTAGTTTTGAACGTGTTGGTGAAGCGCGCCGAACGAATCGCGCGCGCCTGCTGGCTCTCCAGGTATTCCTGAAAGACGGAAACGCCGTGGTTCGGGTTGGCTTTGGCCAACATCTTCGGATCAGTCCAGTCGTCGCCCTCGTCGAGCGTCCAGATGAAGCCGAACAGCTCGTCGTCGGGCACCGTGCCTTCGAGCATCTCGATGACCTGGCGGCGCTTGTCATAGCACGGACCTTCGATATCGGCGCCGGCGGTCGTGATGATGAACATCAGAGGCTGCCGGCGGGCGCCCATGCCGGTGAGCATGGTGTCGTACTGGGCCGAAGTACGGTGCTCGTGGTATTCGTCCACGATCGCGCAGCTTGGCGATGCGCCGTCGCCTGGGTCGCCGATCAGCGGCTCGAAGCGGCTGAAATCCGACGGGATGTTCATGTTCGAGGCGTTGACCTCGATGCCGGCGGCCTGGACCAGCATGGGCGACTTGCTCACCATCAGCTTCGCCGGCCGGAAAACTTCCCACGCCTGTTTCTCGGTGGTCGCGCCTGAATAAACCTCGGCGCCGAACTCGCCGTCGGCAACGAACATGCTGATGCCAACGCCGGCGGCGATCACCGATTTGCCGTTCTTGCGAGGCACCTCCCAGTAACTTTCGCGGAACCGGCGGTGCCCGCCCTTCTTCTTGACCCAGCCGAAGGTGACGGCCATGCCGAACAGCTGCCACGGCTCCAGGCTGATCAGCTGCCGTTTGAATGCCCACTCACCCTTGGTGTGAGGCAGGAGTTGGATCAACTTCAGTTTCTTCTCGGCCTTGGCCGGGTCGAATTTGAACCGGTAGCCGCGCTTGCGGCTGGCGGCCAGGTCGTCGAAGTGACGCTGCACCGCTTGGTGAATGTAGCGGCAGGCCGGAACCTTTCCCCGGAGCAATGACCGACCCCACGCCATCGCCTTGTCGACGTTGGGGTACAGGGCTTTGGTCATCAGGATCTCAGTAGGTTGGCGAACTCGTTGGTTTCTTTTTCCTTGTTGCCGCCGATCAAGCGCGTGCGGCTGGCAGGGTCGAGGCCGAGCATCGAGCCGAATGTCACCATCTGGCGCATCGTCTCATTGGCAGCCGTAAGTGCGGGGTTCTTCATCGGCCCGCCGGTTGCGCCGGCGACGACGATGCCGTGCTCGCGGACCGATTCCTGGGCCATGCGCCAGTTGTCGTATGCAACGCAGAAGGCTTCAACGTTGTGCAGGTCGGTGATCGCAACCACGTTCTCGCGCAACAGTTCCGGCACGACCATGTTCCACATGGTGGCCGCTCGCTCGCTCAACCACTCGGGAGGATCGATTTCGGTGATCTTGGAAAACTGGGGCTCGGCCTTGTTGAGGGCGCGCTTGCCCGGGTTCCCGGCCAACTCCTTCTTGGCCGTAGGCTTGGGTTTGCGACCACGGCCGGCGACCGTGGCGGTGCCTCCCATCGCGCAACTCCTGAATTTTTAATTTCGCGGGTGTAAAAAAACGATTGAGGGCGCGGTCTAGAAGCCAAACACCCTGGACTTTCGACCCTCCCCTACTTCGTGAATGCGAATTCGTCTCATTTGATAGGATTTCGCTGTTTTTTCGGGGATTTCCTGCTTTCAGCGCCTCGCATTACCGAATCCGCCGTCCTCGGCGGCCGTCTTGGCCGAATGGCACGGGCCGCACAGGCTCTGCCAGTTGGTCTTGTCCCAGAACAGAGCCATGTCGTTGCGGTGCGGGATGATGTGATCGACATCGGTAGCCACGACCACCAACCCTCTCGCCGTGCAGTGCCGGCACAGCGGATGCTTCGCGAGGAACCCAGCTCGGGCCTGCTGCCACTTGTAGTTGTAGTGGCGCTTGGTACTGCTCTCCCGAGGCTTGGCTCGAGCGGCACTCTTCAGCAGATGAGCGTGATCGTCACAGTACCGAGGGTTGCGCGTCAGCACGTTGCAGCCCTGGGCGTTGCATGGCTTCTGCGGCCTCAACGGCATGGCGTGCCATCCATATAGGTGAGGGCCGGAGCATCAGGGTCTTCTGGCTCACCCTCGCCCAACGCCTGGATCAACAGGTCCAGGCGCTGCGCTACCTGGCTCATCGACTGGGCTGTGCTCTCTTGGGCGATCACCAGCCTTTCCAGCAATGAGATCAATGGATCGTTCATACGCCACCTTGCTCCACTTCTTGATCCACTCGCGCCGTGAGGCGCATCCACTGCATGCCATCACCGACTCCTACTTGCTCTGGCTGCGCTTGATTTGGGCATCGACCTGATCGGCACACGTGTCGAGCAACTGGATGGCACGATCCTTAAGCTCCCACACATCACCATTGAGGCGAAGGTCCGAGGCATCGGCATCTACTCGTTCGCACGGGATCAGCTCAGGGGGCTCGACCCTTACCGCTGTTGTCTTTGTTACCACCGGCGGGCTTCCCGCGCAGGCCATCAGGAATAGGCTGAGCAGCCCAATCACGAACAGCCGGGCTGTTGCGCTTGAGGTCTTCAAAGTTCTTCTCCGCCTTTCTGGCTTTGGCTTGGCTAGCCTGGAGCCGTTTGGTGAGGTCGCGCTGATAATCAGCATTGCGCTGGGCTTCCGCTCGCAGCGTGGTGATCGTCGCCTGGCTCTCGGTATTGGCCTTGATGGCGTCATCCTTGCTCTTGGTCTCAATCTGCATTTCGCCTCGCAGGGCAATAACGCGGTACTGCTGGATACCAACGAGCAGGGCGGCGACCAAGGCAATGATGATTGCTGCAGCGATGGCCTTCATGCGGCATCTACCTTGCGACCGATGAACCGCGTCACCAACTCGCGGATAGCCGTCACGCCAAGGAAACCAATCGATCCACCAGCGGCAACCGAGAGACTCGGTGGCCAAGCCATCCACTCAATCAGGCTGGATGCAACCAGGCTCAGCGCTCCACAGATCAGCGATTCGAAGAAGATTCGACGCTTACTGGTTTCTTTTGCGTCGTACATCACGCGCAGTAGGGAGACGATGACGGCCATGATTGCGCCCTGCCATAGCGGGTTCGAGAGGGCCAGCATGATCTTGGCCCACGTATCTGGCTTGTCAGGCATGGCAGGCTTCCGGTGTCCTCCCTCTCGGGGAGCGTGAACGAAAACCCCAGCGGACGCTGGGGATCTGAAGGTATGAAGCGGATGGATTATTCAGCCAGGGTAAAGTCGATGTAGTACGACTTGCCTGGTTCGAGCTTGTCGGCAACGGACTTCACAATCTTGGCTTTGTATTCAGCGACTGGGGTGTACTTGCCGAACACAGCATTTTCACCAGGCGGTTCTTTCGGCAGAGCGCACACCGCGCCGAATCGGACATCACACAACGGATCGTCGCGCTCTTGATTGGCGTGACGAACGTGGATTACTTCGTGGCAGACCATTTTGCAGCGCATTACTGGAGACATGATTATTCCTCGGGTTATGAGCAGGATGGCCTATCAGTCTTTCGCCTGCGGATTGGATCAGCTCCAGCAGCACTCCCAGCTCGGAGCAATGGGTGTGGCGGAGCTGAAAACGAAAAAACCCCGCACGATGGCGGGGTTTTCTGTGTGATCGAGACCTACAACAATTACTTAAGGGCGGCGATCAAAGTCACTGCGAATAGCCTTAAAAATAGCCTCCGCGAACTCTGTGAAGTCTCGATCCCGTGCAAATATAGATTCACCAGAATTAACAAATGTAAGCGTGTAGGCGTCCGCTTGCCTGCTCAGAGTCAACGGAACAACCATATCCGTCTGAACCCCTGCCTTTGTTAAAACTGACAAAGAGATAGCAAACTCAAGTGCGTTTCCATTAATAGGAAGCTGAAGTGCATTTCTCTTGGTGAATTTTCCAGCCGAGAAGATCCCAAGCTTTATGTAAAACTCGTCTTCTCCGTTACTGTTTTTGAACAGAGGAGATGGCAATTCGAGGAAGCTTGAGAATGCTTCTACAACCTCAGTCAACGAATAGCGAAGACCATCCCAATAAGCGTCTACTTCCTTGAGGTGGATATGCAAACTTTCCTGCAATTCTTGATAGCGCGACATCTAAAGCCCTCCGTTAGCTGAGAGGGCAGATTGCCATAATTGGCTTTAATGAACAAAAAAAGCCCACTTTGTTGGCGGGCTTTTTATGTCGGCTCTCATAACGCGCAAGATCGACATGATGGGGTTAATTTACGGCCAATCGGCCACCAGGGTCAAGCGGCATCAACGAAGATTTCTTCCAGGTCGAAGATCTCGGTCGCGTGAATCACAGCAGCCTCTTCCAACTGCTCAAGACGCTTATGGATGCCACCTCGCCAGTTGCGTCGAGTGCGCTCCGGCGAGCCGGCCAGGTCCCAAGTGTTCATGTCGTAGAACTCGGCCGGTAGCACGATCATGTCGGTTGAGCGCTTCCCGGTCTGTACGCCTTTGAGCTTGGGGATCGCCCAGGCGGTGAGCGCCTTATAGATGAAGAGCTGCGGCGCTGGCGAAACCATGCGGGCCACCAGGCGGCCGATCGCGGCGACCTTGTTGGCCTTATGCGTCGAGTACTTGGCGACCAGAACGTCCCACTGGGCCGGCTCAAGCTGACGGTGCAGGAGCGCATAGAGAC